AGGGGCACGAGTCTACATCGGCCCATAGCTGGTAGTAGTAGCGTCTAGGTAGTAGGCCTTGGAAATCTGCGGGGTCTGAGGTGAACACAACATCTTTCCTACGACGCGGGCCATCAGACCTACGCAGACATGCTCCCCGTGAGTCGCACTTAGGGGCATGAAAACAAGTACTGTTAAAGAACAGCTCTATGGGCTCGGGCTTGTACTTTAGGTGTGTACCGGCCATCTTCTGTAGCCGACGTATAAAGTTTGAATTTTCTTGACCTATATATCTAGGCATAGTGTTACTTAAAAGCCTTGGTTATACTTGCACTCACCGTTATAGGAATGTCAGGAATAAATTTACTCATACCCTTTTTCATACAGCGCTCCAACCACTCCATCGCTGGTTCGGCATACTCTTCTGGAACCTCTAGGAGTATGTCATCATGCACTGCCATCACTAAACTAGCATTAAATTTCTTTCGCTCAGGGGATTCATACAACAAGGCCAGAGCTTCCTTTATCCCATCCGCAGCGGTGCCTTGTACGGGGGAATTAAACTTAACGGTTGGCGAGGCGTGCGTTACGTTTCTTGCGCGTCCAAGTTCGGTACGAGTTTCAGTTACTTTTGATTGTGTGTTGTGCCACTTCCGTATACCTGCATACGCATCAAAGAATTGCTTACGGAACTTGGCGGCGTCTTCCGGAGTAAGATCTACCTGGAATCTATTTTTTGCATAGGTAGCCAACGTAGGGGCACCCATGCCATATATAAGCCCAAAGTTAACGGCCTTAGCTAACCCACGTTCTTCCTCTGATATGTCGCTTATATCCTCTTTGCCAGTTAGTAGTAAAGCCGTTTCCTCATGCAGGTCTTTGCCTTCTCTGAACGCATTCGCCATACGTTCATCCTTAGCAATATGAGCAACCACCCTCAGTTCTATTTGGTCGTAGTCCGCTTTTATATACAACTTACCATCCTCGGGCTTAAAGCAATTTCTTTGAAGTTCGTTCCTGGGTATCTGCTGTAAATTGGGAGCCCCACAGGACATCCTTCCGGTTTCTGCTCCTAGTTGGTTCCAGTTAGGATGAATCCTGTGGTCAATTTTACTCACGTATTTACTCCAAGATTTACCATATGATGAGGTCCATTTCTCCAACTTTTTACGCTCTAGAATTAAGGGTACTAAGGGATGTTTGTCTTGTTTCATAGCAAGCGTATCGGCTGAAACATCCTGTACCCCCAGACCCAGATCATTAAGCACTGTTTTTACCTGGTGGGTGGAGTTCCAGTTCATAGGTTTCGATTTATCTCTATCAGGTAAATCATAATCGAGTAGAGTGTTCATCCTCATCTCTATAGCTCTTAGCTTATCTTCACTATCTTCTGATAACGTAGTCCAAGATTCTAAATCGAATGCAATGCCACACTGCATCATCCACGCAATAATGGGTACCACGCGGTTTTCTAGCTCAACCGTAGGTATTAGTTTTAGATCCTCTGCTAGGCGTATAAGCTCATCATGTATAGGAAGTAACACTGAGGCGTCTGCTGCGGCGTACTTTAATTGTGCTTTTGTGAGGACCTTAGCGCCCCAATCAGACGTTTGGCTTTCTTTGTTCAGAGTCATCCACACACGATCCTCACTCACCTCATGTAATTTACGAGAGTGAACGCCCCTGTTGACTACCTGATCTATTACCATAGTGCAGAAAATATTGGGTACTACAATACCCTCGAACTTGCACATAAGAAATCTAATATCAAACTTAGCGTTATGTAGTAGTTTTTTACAGGGTCCTTCAAGAATAGGGCGCAGCACTTCTTTGTCTAGGTGGTTTAAGTCGAATAGATATGTGGCTGTTTGATTAGCTATTTGAACTAGTCTTAGGTTATCTACCAGAGGGTCAAGGCCGGTAGTCTCAATGTCCATGCCCAGTATCGACTCTTGTAGCAGTTCTTGTATTACAGTATGAGCCCTCTCAGTATCAACAATATACTCATAGTTATTGTCTTCGTACTCAGGAAGTTTAGGTTCCGCTGCCACCTCTACCTCTGGTTCCTCTATCGGTATTTCCTCTACTTCCGGAGCTGGAATTTTCAGAGTCTCCGCAGCTTGCTGTTCTAAGTCGCTGATCTCTCGCAAATTTTCCACCCGCTCCTGTTCAAGTTCATCTTCCCATATATCGGCGGCCTTGGGGTTCAATTCGAACCTAGTTCCGTTCTCATTAAATCTACCCCACTCCAATCTTTGTAAGGTGGACAGGGCACTCTTAATGTCCGTAGTTGGAGGGTCGTGAAGTCGCTGTAATTCCGTTATATCAAAGGTATAATCTAGTGTAGTATTCTCTCTTACTATTTTTATTGTGCTTAGGAGTTCCCGTGCGGGTTGGATATCGTCCGTCTCATTGCCGTATCGAGAAACAGCAATCCAATGTTCCGCAATGTGCTTAATGTAACGTATAGCCCTAGCCATAGTAGGTGCGGATACAGGTTTTATTGTGGGGTCCTCGTCTTTATAGTGTTCAAAGAAGTGGAAGTTTCCGGCTACCATACCCGCATGAGATACAAATTTATTGGCCGTTGCTTGTAGTGAGGTGCTGCTAAATCTACCAAGTTTTTTCTTATCTAGTTGCGGTTCTAATTCGTTATGATACTCGGCAAGTAAAGCTCTAGCCTCCTCTGTAAGCGTTAGATCTATAGGAGACTGTTTTGTATCTAACGGTAGCTTATAGATACGCCGGATCGCTTCTTTGTACTCACTAACTACTCGCGCAGGGACTTCAACCACTTCGTTCATGTCTCTTGAACCCAGCTTGCCACGAGGTACAGTGATTAAAAATCTTGGAAGAAATCCTTTATCCGTCAAACGTTTGTTCTTCAACAAACCCAGGAGGACTACCGGCTGAACACATACACCTATTGTAAGTATTGGTCTATCTAACCTAATAGACTTAGACACTTTGGAACCAGAAGCTGTAGTTGAGGTTTCCCTATCTAGCGTATAGTATTGGCCGTTCCACGCATTAAGATATATATCGTAGTCGTCCATGCCATCGGACCACCGGCCCTGTATTGCACTCAGAAAAGGGGCTTCATCACTCATGATTGCCATGACTTCGTTATTGTCGGCTAACAAACTAACAAGACGCTGATGAGTTACATCGCTAGTCATAAGACGAGGCTCTCTAATTGCCTCGTTCTCAGCAATTTCTTTGTCCACGGCTGCAACTGGTTTTAGTTTTTCTGGGTTATAGAAATCGTCCCCAATGTCTTTATAAAGCTCCTTCCGTTTGTCTCTTAAGCTCTGTGCAGTGATATTCTGTGTGCCCGCCAAGTCTACCGCTCGTGCGACTTCTTCATTTTCCAAATCTCTTATAGGTCTTGTAGCCTCGTTGAACGCAGGAGATTTTCTTTCACCAGAGTAGGCTACTACCATAGTGTATATATTCAATCGATCAGTGTTACTCAAGCGTGGTATATTCAGCCTCGCCCTTGGTCCAACTACACAAGACATGGCAGCAAGACAAGGTGTAGCTACTATCTCTCTAGCTACCTGGATATTTTGTGCGTAGGCGCTTATAAATCGGTCAACTACCGGAGGGAATATCCCAACAGGTAGCGGTGGGCCATAGATATCTGGTAGAGGTATGGGTACTTTCCAGTCTGTAGGCGGAGCCCCGAACTTTTTATGTAGCCAATCGATAGCCTCATCACGCATGGACATGGGCTCGTTTTCAACTCCGCCTACAGCCACCAAGAAGTCGGCCAAGTCCCCACGTTTTTGGCAGCTAGAGCAATAAAACGTGGAGGTATCAGGCCACACTACAAGACAGGTACCTGATGAGGATTCGTGTGACAGCCGATGGGCTCCCACAAATGTACCGTTTTTTTTTGGTGTGGTGGGCTCACCTATAGACTCTAAAATTTCTACAATATCAAGGTATGCTAGGGGATTAGCCATGGGTTAGGATCTTATATAAATCTTTCTTTGGATTTTCGACACTCACAGGGCGCCAGTCCGGTGTATCGCCACCGTAACCAACAGCCACATCAACAACGATTTCACCACACAAGGAAGTCCTCGCGCTAGCGAGGACTCCTTCTATCAGCAATTCAATTTCCGTCGGTTTTTGTAGGTGGTATTTCATTACTCACCTAGGCCCACATACTTACGCTCCCACTTACCTGCCTGTACGGTCGCTACTCGGTCCGCTAAAAGGTCAAGTACATCGGTGAAAATGTCCACAGCTTTCTCTAGACTCTCCCACTCGCCATCCCACGTTCCAGTGTGATCCATGCCGAGTAGGAAATCTTTTATGGTTGGAGCAGTGCCCGTATGTGAAACGTAAACTGTTTTCTCAGTCGCGGGTTCGGTTGCTTTAGATACAGGTTCGGTTGCTTTAGATGCAGGTTCATCCGGAAACAACTGCTCCGCCTCGTCGGATACGTATACGGGGTCCATAGACACCACGTACTTATTAGGCTGACCTCCAGATCCTATAGAGTTGTTGAATACAAATCTCCAGTTTGTGCGGTCGTTTGCTGGACGTTGCAGCTCGGCACCAAGAGTGTCTATCAATTCCGCAACCTTGTCCTGGGTAAAATCTAGAGTTTCCTCCTGTCCGCCCGAATTTCTAATAACAAACTTACTCAGCCAGCTTGCTACGTGGGGTTGCAAATCCACTGATTGCTTGACCTTACCCACAAATGATCCTCGGTTCAACGCTTTTTTAGTTGTCATATATATAACCTCCGTTACTCTATGTTAAAAATTAAATTAGACTCGGCAAATTTTTCTACATCTTCCCAACGGAATCTCTTATAGGTACGGCTCCCAGATCTTAGCTGAGTGTATGGGGCTAGCTTACCGTCCCGGATCAACCTATATACTGTGGACCTCGAAACACTCAAAAACTTGGCAACATCATTTATGCTCATAAGCGCATAACGCCTGGTTGTACTTGTCACTGTCCATCCTCCTTCCCTTTAGGGTTGCTTCGTGGTGACACGTTAAGAGTCATTATATCACCTCTGTCAAGTCCTACCTGTTTAGCTAGTACTTGAGCGATTATGTCCGCCTCTACCGGTTTAGAAATTAGGCGGAGATATCCGTTAGCCCTCATCAGAGCCTCCTCGTACATAGAAATTGTATCCATGATTACCCTCCGTTATTATTATTCGTTTTCATCCACACCTTGAGCTGCCTAACGTGAGTACATCCATTCACCGAAGCACATGTTTCGCTTTCGCATATTAGAGTATTCAAGATTTTTCTCACGTATGTGTCAGGCATACCAGTAGTTTTAATTTTCCAACAATGCTTAGGCATTGCTACGCTAGGAAAAATTTCAACTCCCATAAGTACCCTCCAGCTTAACGATAAAATTGGTTAACGATAAGACGTTGTATCAAAATCGTGTATCAAACCATCGTTCAATGATTGTATATCCAGCGCTCCAGAAAAGAGGCTGACTCCGGAACAACTAGCATCATCGGACTCATGATGACATCCTGTGGTCCCTATGCAGGGAGTTCTATCAACCCCACGGCTATCACGCAGGTAGTTCCTTAGTGCTTCGTAGGGATGGTCTCCGCCACGGCAACCGTCGGCGAATCCTTCCTCTATGATAGTGGACTCCCACCCGTCAAAAAGGTAGTTCCAGACTACCTGTGTGGGATCGCTAAAAGTGTCGATCATTTTTAATCCTCCTCTGGGTATTCTGTAGCTGTGCCAGGAATGGCAGAAGCTGAGTAATTAGCCATTAAATCATCGATCATAGGTGGTTCAAATTCAACCAAACGGACGCGCCCTTGATACTGTGCGTGTGCCATCATAGTCACTAACATACCATCGTTATCATAACCGTAGCTAATAGGCTCCACCCAATCCCAGATTAAACGACCACCGTCAAGACCATCTTCCTCACTTTTATAAAGCCTCACGTTTCACGTTCTCCTTGTTTTGCTAGTTAATACGACCATGACTACACTCAAGCGTTCAGCTTGAGTGTAGGATATGGTTGTATTACTCTGGTTTATTTATGATATAATTGGCAGCCTTTTGGCCTTGGCTTGCGGCTTGTATGACAAGCCTTATATCCTTTTTGATTACCTTGGACCAATTATCAATATATGAGGCTGAATTTTCGATGGTGTTTTGAATTCCGGTTTCGGCACAGACAAACGCGGAACAAAATTCAGCGGCCAGTTCTTCGCGGCTGTACACTGGACTACCAAATGACGCTATTCCGGTTTCCATTTGATGTCTGTTCAGCCTTGATTCATGGCCCGTGGAATGGCCCAACTCATGCATCAATGTGGCATAATATTCCTCTGCACCGTCGAATGCGGACTTAGGAGGCATGTGTACCGTGTCTTCCATAGGCGTGTAGTATGCCCTGTCAGCGCCATTGTGTTGAATTAGAGGGCGTTTTGGCATTCCTTCAACTATATCTTCGGCGGCTTTTATAGGGTCGAATTCCTCCGTATCAACTACCAACGGAATGTCTAGACCATCAATTTGTTCGACATTAAATAGGGTGTAATATTTCAGTAACCAATAGGTCTTATCTTCCTCTTCACCATCGGCGTTAATGATGGTGCGGTCTAGGGGTTTCCAGAAAATTACAGGGGTACCCTTTTCATTCTTCCTTACATGTCCTCCACGTTTGGCAGCGGCTTTATAGGTTATCCAGCGCGGATCTTGAAATCCTGACAAGGCCAGTACAATAGCATTGATGCCAGAGTAGGGTCTTTTGGTGTCTAGATTGTGTGGATGTTGGCCCGGTGCCAATGTCCATGGTTTCCTCCAAGGTACGGTGCCAGATTCCAACGCAGCTAGGATTCTATCCGTTATGACCTGATATGCCTTATCTCTTGTGCTCATGCCTGACCTCCAGTGATCTTATCAACGGCAATTGATGCCTGTAGTTCTGTGATTAAACCCGCGTCTAAAAGTGCCTGAATCTCGTTGATGAATTCCATTTGTAGTCTCCCTACTATCTAACCCTCTTGTATTTGCTCCGGCCTTGGAACCGGTGCTGGGGTTTACAGTCACCGTCAAGGTGACTGTCCTCACCTACCACTCGCCAAAAGTGCAGATAATTCCGCTTGTTATTCCCCTTCCAGCAAGCGCAGATTTACAGGCTTTACCAAGCAGGTTCCAAACTCCATTTTTACTTTTATCCAGATCTCTAACACACCCCGTAGGTTATTCACCTCTTGAACCATAAAAGCCAGATCGGATAAGTCTCCCTTGATTGGGTCTATGCTAGGGCCCAGTATCATTAGCTTGACATCGGTTACTGTACCTACCGCGCTTGCACAACTTTCGTAAATGTACTGCGATACTTCTAGCTTTACAGCTACACGTTTACCTATCCATTTTTCATGCTCTTGTGCTACGGATATACTCATTTGTTATCTCCCTAACCCGTATATTATTTGCCTGGACTTGCCACCAGGCTTGTGGGTTACGGCCCCATCTAAATGGGGCTGGCTCACCTTGCTATTGTTTATCCCTACCATTGACCATTTGTGCAGACAGGCCCGCAAGTTTGTTTAGAACACGTTTCGCGGTGTTCTAGCCTGTATTCCCGCTCAAGTGCCTCGTTCATATCTCTAATATATGTCCAGCTTTTCTTGGGTTCCGCGCCTCCAATTAGTTCATCACAACGAGGGCATCCAGGGGTTTTATTTCCAAAGACTGGACCTCCACATGTGTGCTTTGTGCTGATAGGCTCATAAGTATTCCAGGCCATTGTTATCTCCTCTCATTGTTGGTTCATAGTGAGTCTTAGTGAAGCATAGAGAGTATGGTTATATCTTGTCAAGCCCTTTCATTAGCAATTTTAGAGTAAAACAATATTGAGTCATTACGTATAGTAGTGAGTGGCCATGCGTTACGTTCTTTAGGTATTATTAATTTCTACAAGCGCGCCTTCAACTAAAAAGAACTAAGGACTCCAGACTCAAGCGATACGTTGCTGATTGGTACGTTAGACTAAGGACTAGCGTACCTATCATCTACGTTATGACCAAAGGCTGTACGTTTGGGACGTAAGTCTTGACGCTAACTTCCTTATTGTTTAAGAGAGTAGGCAAGACGTTTGTCTCAAGACTTAAGGCATGTCTTGATCTCCTGAAACTTGATGAGTATGTCCGGAATTCGACGCTGAGATTTGAGGGGACGGTGGGGCAGAGTAGGGAAGGGTAAAAGGGCAGGGTAGAGGCCCTACAGCAAGTACAGAGAGAGGAAGTCTTGAGTCTTTAATTAAGGTAAGGGGTACGGCTTAGCTACACTAGTATAGTAGTATAGTTACCCTTGACGATTTAATTCTGCTAAAGACGTTTTAGGACGACCCATCGTTCTTTTTTTTTAAGGCCCTCTTAAGAGTCTTAAGACTTATAAGAGAGTTTAGTCTTATAAGAGAGTTTTATAAGAAAAAAAACGTCGCTTAAGCTACTTTTTTTTCTTATAAAACTCCTAAAAGAGGGTTTACTTTAAGACGTAAGAAGTACAAACATTTAAATTTTGATCACGGTTTTAGGGGAATAAAAAAACGGGCCACCATTTCTGATGACCCGCCCGAAATACAACTGCGCTGACAAATGCGCACATTTATTGGGGACTAGGGATTGTTGTATTTGTGGGAAACAAAATCATTATACTATGTATTTATGCGGTACACAAATTGACAACTTTGGCATTTTGCGGTACAGTCAGCTACAAATGCCGTACTCTAATGTATCTAATACTGATAGAGTTTTAGGTTTGGGTAACATAACTCCCCGTACTATAGATATTGGGAGGATTATTCAGTCAGAACCGGAGACTACTTACGAGGAACTTGCTGAGAGGTACGGGGTTAGTAGGCAGCGCATTGGGCAGATAGCCAAAAGGTTTGCCGTTAATCGAAAGCGGTTTATTGAGGCGGTAGTAGTATGACAGAGCGTAAGGTTAGAAACGATCTACAGTATAGGCAGTCAACGTTTCTGATGGCTTATGCGGTCGCGGGGTCTATTAGGGCTGCGGCAGAAAGTATTGGTATCATTAGAGATACTGTGTATACGTGGGTTAGGGAAGATAAGAACGATTTTCGGTCCAAGTTTACGGCGGTGAAAGAGGATTTCAGAGAGTACCTTCAGGACATGGCTATGGATAGGGTGAAGGCTCAGAAACCAGGTGATAATCCTGTACTGCTGATTACCTTACTTAATGCTCACTGGCCTGAGAAATATCGGCCTAATACCATTGTTACTGACGGTACTGCCAAGGAAGTTATGGCTGAGTGGAAGCAGTGGGTTAAGAACTCCAAGAAAGAAAATACGTCGCTAGAAGTTCCTGCTGAGGTAGAAGAACGAGAAGCTGAGTTAGCGGCAAAGCAGCTTTTCGACAGGAAGTTCAATGACAACACTACAGACGGAGCGAACAAGTAACTCTGTACCCGACTATATGTTTTCCAGAGTTGGGTTCTCTCCAACACCAGCTCAAAAAGACATACTACATTGCCAGAAACGGTTCGTACTAGTTGCGGGCGGTGAGCAAGCTGGTAAGAGTATGGTGGCATCTAAATTCTTTTTGTCCCGGTTTCTAGAGACCGAAGGGGCTGGACTGTACTGGCTGGTTGCTGCCGACTATGAACGTACCCGTGCCGAGTTTGATTACCTGGTACAGGACTTTTCTTCACTAGGAATTCTTTCCGAAGTCACCAAACGTGTAGATCCTGGGCGGATTATTCTGATTGACGGCTCTAGGATAGAAACAAAATCCGCGAAAGATCCACGCACCCTAGCTATGAAAGCCCCGGACGGTATACTCGGCTGTGAAGCTAGTCAGTTGGATATGGATTCCTTCCATAGATTACGCGGTAGGGTGGCTCCTAAAAGGGGATGGCTATTTTTATCAGGTACATTTGAAGGATCGTTAGGTTGGTATCCTCAACTGTACTCTTCGTGGAGAGGTAAGGCGGGAGATGAGCAGTCTTTTTCACTGCCTAGCTACTCTAATTCGTACCTATATCCTGAAGGTAAGGACGACCCAGAGATACAAAAGCTAAAGGCCCTATCGTCTGACGAGTTCTTTATGGAACGAATTGAAGGGATACCTTGCCCGCCAGCGGGATTGGTATTTGAAGAGTTCCGCACTGACGTTCATGTTGACGATACTATAGAGTGGGTTCCTGACGAGCCCGTATATCTATGGATGGACCCCGGGTATGCAGGAGCCTATGCAGTAGTTGCAGCTCAGGATATTAACGATCAGATATATATCTTTGATGAAGTCTATGAGCA